GTGTAAGACCACCTTGGCCTGTCGCGCCAAGCGCTCCGGATAGCTCAGCCGCTCCGGCGGACGCAGCGAAAAGGGAAAGCGCCACAACGGCGAGAACGTTTTTCATGCTCACGGTCTTCCATATTATTGAGTAGCAACCTATCAGAATCATAGCGCTATCAAATCGTTCCCTCATACAAGAAAAATGCTTTTTCTGGAGGGCTACCTGAATCGAAGCCCCTCAAAAACACAAAACCCCGACACGATGGCCGGGGTTTGTCTGTGTCGCGTTGCGTTGCATGCCGGACACCATGCCATAAAAACAGGTGTTTATCCGGCATGAAAGAACTTTTTACGCTGCCTCACTAATTCCATGCAGGTAACCATCGACGAAGCCGACGCCGCCCTTGACGATCTCCCTTGCTGTGCGCTCAGAGATCCCGGCCGACTCGCCAATTCGCACCATGGTCCACTTCGATCCGAAGTACAGCCAGACGAAGTCGCCCATCTGCTGGTTGCGCTTCGTCAGCTTGGCCACCGCCGAGTCGATCACCAGCGCATGGTCGTCGGTCAGGGAGTACTGGCAGCCACCGCCGGCCGCTGCCGCCGTGATCGACGGCGAGACGTACCGGGGAACGCCCATACCATCCATCCGCCAGCTACCCCATTGCTCAAGCAACCATTCGGTATCGCCCAGCGGTTTGTCCACGTAGGTTCGTTTCTTCATGCAGCCCTCCGGGGCGTTGGGTCGGTGTTCAGGCCGAACAGCTCGCGCAGCAGCTTGTCAGCGTGTTTGTTCTTGGCGTTGCCTTCGGTGATCCAGCCCTTGGCGAATTGCTCGAAGCCCACATTGGCGCGCGCGGCGTGCCAGTCAGCCACGATGTCCATCAGGGCTGCTGATGCGATGCGGCCGTTGTTCTGCTCCAGCAGCATACGGTTACCCACCTTGAGGAACTTGCACTCCACTGGGGTCAGGCTTTTGCGCGGCAGTGCCGCAGTTACGTTGCTCATCGTGCGGCACTCCATACGTGCAGGATTTCACCGGGGCGCTGGTCGGTCCGCGCCTCGATCGATACAGCCCTGGACCAGGACCGGTACGCCTCCTCCGGTGAGCTGCCAGCGCCAGCCCACGGGTGCTGTTCGGACATGCAGCACCAGATACCACCCTTGCGCCAGATCTTCGCCTTGGGCAGCTGACCGGTGAAGCCGACCCTGTGAGACTCCAGCCAGGCCTCAACGGCAGGCCAGATGATGGCCTGTTCCGGCTCTGTTAGTTTCGAGTTGCAACCATTGGCCCGCTCGGCCAGCCCGTAGGACTTGTTCGCCACCCAGAGCACAAACCCACTCGGCTTGTGCTCTAGTTCGTACCCCTTGTGGCGCCAGCCCCAGTCACCCGGACAGTCGCGCAGCGAGGTGGCGATACGTTCCGCCTCTGGGTAGCGATTGGGTGCCGGAGTGCTCGCAGGCGGATTCGTCAACCGCCTCATCAGCTCGAATGGGTTCATCGCGCCACCTCCGAGGCCATGCGGGCTTCTGCAATACGTACGAAGCCCAGGAACTGGTCGGCGGGCAGCGACTCCTTGATCACGTCGAGGATCACCCGGTCCATGTGCAGTTGCGACTGCGCCTTGGCCTCCTTGCGCATCTGTCCGCAGCGGTACAGCAGGCGTGTACGGTCGTGGTTGATGTGCTTGAGCGCGGCTTTGGCCCGGTTGTACCAGCTACGGTTGTAGGGGATTCCCTGGGCAGCATCAGCCTGCGCCTGATCAAGCGCCAGCTCCAGGCGGATGGCGTCGGTAACCAGCTGCTCATGCAGGGATTCGCACTCGGCGAGGGTGGCGGGCAGCTCGATAGGGCCGCGCGGGGCAGCAGCAGGCGCAGGGGTATTGCCAGTGGCAACAGGCTGTTCAGCGCCAGCACGTTTGGTCACCGTCACCGACATGACCGGGGTCGCGGGTTTGCCGCCTGGCCACAGATCAGAAAGTTTCATGGTTTTTGCTCCCCTTGCGGTGCTTGGAGAAATTCAGGACACGCCCCATCTCGACCTCGTCGTCAGGTGGGAGGCGGTTACCGGCGAAGTTGACGAAGCGGGCGTACTGCCCTTGGCGTTGAACGAGGCATGAGCCCTGCGGTGCCTGGCGCCCCTTGTCGAGGATCAGCTCGGTGACGCCCTGCTCACCCGCTTCCGACTCCGGGTCGTGGTGCACAAGGATCACTGCGTCGGCGTCCTGCTCGATCTGGCCGGAGTCTCGCAGGTCGCTGGCCTGGGGCTTCTTGCCTGGGCGGCTCGCCGGGTTTCGGTTGAGTTGTGCCAGCACCAGCACCGGCACGCTCAACTCCTTGGCCAGGTTCTTCAGGGCGATGGAGACTTTTGCCACAGCATCGGCGCGGTTCTGACTCCTGCCTTCGGTGCCCACCAGCCCCAGGTAGTCGATCATCATGATGTCGAGGCCCTTCTCGCGCTGGAGCTTGCGTGCATCCGACCGGATGGCGCTCATCGTCATGCCTGGGGTGTCGTTCAGGTACAACTGGGCAGCCTCGATCTTGCTGCCAGCCGTGCCGATGCGCTGCCACTCGTCCTCATCCAGGCTCTTGACCTCATCCATGCGGCGCAGATCGACGCCGCCCTGCGAGGCGATCGTCCGGATGGTCAATTCCTTCTCATCCATCTCCAGGCTGAAGATCAGCCCTACGCCGGCGCCACGGATGGCCACATGGTTGACGATCTGTAGGCCAAGCATGGTCTTGCCACTGCCAGGGCGCCCGGCGATCACCACCATGCTCTTGGGGCGCAGGAAGCCGATCAGCTTGTCCAGGTCGGCCAAGCCGGTGGAAAGCTTCGGCGGTGCTCGGTCGTCCAGCACTTCCTGCATGCCGTCGAACACCTTGGGCAGCACCTCGGCCATACGCTTATACCCAGCCTTCTCGGAGCCCTGCAGGTCGCGCAAGTCAGCGATGGACTGTTGGGCCTGGGCGATGATCTCGTCCGGCACCAGGCCGCTTGCAACAGCAGCCTTCGCAGAATGACCAAGGTCGACCACCTGGCGGATCACTGCCCACTGCTTGACCTGCTTTGCGTAAGCCATCGCGTTGGCCACCGAGGGCACGTTCCGGCAGAGGTCCACTGCAAATGCCAGGGTGCCCTGCCCGCTCGGCAGAGTGCGCTGCACATCACCGACCGTCACCGCATCAACCGGCAGCCCACGATGCAGGCAATCACGGATCACGTCGAACAGGGCCGCGTGGTCGTCGTAGAGGAAGTCTGCGCTGGTCATCTGGCTCACGATGTCGTCCACCAGCGCGGTGTTGCCATCCAGAGACGCCAGCATGATCGCCCCCAGGACGCCGTGCTCGGCCTCGGGGTAGCCCATTACCAGTTCGCTCATGCTTCACCTCGCGCCGAGACCCAGGTGAACAGGACAGCAGGTCCGCCAGCATCGGTCAGACGGTCGACAGCGCGATCCCCCAGGCACTTGCGCAGGCCGGCTAGACCCAGGTTGGAGATCACGATGGTCGGCATCAGCTGCCGGTACCGGGAGTCGATCACCTCGAACAGCACCTGGCGCTCGAAGTCGCTGCCGTGTTGAACGCCTACCTCGTCGATTACCAGCAGGTCCGGCGCCAGCAAGGAGGAATACACATCGCGCTCGGTCTGCTCGGACTTCTTGTCGAAGGTCATCTTGATATCGCGGATGATCTCGATGGCCATGGTGTAGCGCGCAGATGCTCCGTAGCTGCGGATCACCTGCTGTGCAATGGCGCAGCTCAGGTGAGTCTTCCCGGTGCCCACGCTGCCCAGCAGCAGCATCGAGCGACCCAGCTCCCAGTTGCGCTCGAAGCCATTCACGTAGTCAATGCACTCGTTCAGCGCCACTGCCTGCCCTTCGGTTTCGGCGCGGTAGGTGTCCAGAGTGGCACCGCGGAAGCGCAGCGGGATTTCAGCGGCCATCAGGCTGACGTTCATCGCCAAGTCGCGCCGCAAAGCTTGCGCCGGCTTGCGGATCGCCTCGTCAGCCGAGTGCACTGCATCGAATTGGCAGCGAGTGCAGCCCTGCCAGAAGTGGTCGCCCGAGAACGATTCGATCAGCTCGTCAGTGAAGTCGCCGTGCACGCGGCACTGGCCAGGTTTGAATTCCAGAGTCTTCGGTGTGGTCATGATCTTGCTACCCGGTAAGTCCCGTTGGGCTGGCGAACCAGCCCCTCGGTGTGGTCAATCTTGTCGAGGTCAGTGTGGTGCGATTGGCCTGTCCCCCTAGTGCCGGAGGTCCAAGCCTCTTTTTTCAGTCGGTCGACAATCCAGGAGGTCTTGAACCCCTGCCAAGCAGCGGTCATCGCCTCGGCCAGGGCCTTGTCCGGGCTGATCCCTGCTGCACGACAACCTTCGAGCTCAGCCAAGACGTTGTTCCAAATCGTCAAGTTCAGCGGGCCTTTCTTCTTCCGGAACTGGAAGTAATCACGGGCGGTTTGCTCACTCAGATCGGGCGGTGCCAGTTCAAGCATTTGCTCAACCGTGAAACCATCACTTCCCTTCTTACGGTTCCTTGATGGTTCACCTTTGGGTTCTATTACGGTTCTGGGGGCATCTGGTGCCGGGGTGTCCGGCATCTGGTGCCGGGGTGAGGGGCACGTCGTGCCGGGGTCCCCGGCATCTGGTGCAGGGGGGCATTTAATGCCGGGGGCATAAGATGCCGGGGTTACGACGTAGTAGGTCGACCGCCCAGCCCTCTCTTTTGCCACCAGCAAGCTGACACTTTCCAGCCACCGGATCGCGTTGCGCACCGCCCGCTCTTTCAGGCAGGTACGCTCGCAAATCCTGGCAATGGACGGCCAGCAGACGCCATCGTCATTGGCGTTATCCGCTAGGGAGATCAGGACCGACTTCTGAGCGGCGCTCATTTCGAGCGGCCAGCAGGCGGTCATTAGGATGGTGCTCACAGCTCAAGCTCCTCTGTGACGCGGCGCACGAATGCGTCGTAGGATTCGGGCATCACATGCCCTTGTTCTTGCCTGGTCTGCCATCCCGACTTGGCCAGCTCGTAGATGCCCCAGCGCTCCGCCTCCGGCAGGTGCCGGAAGCTTGCGTAGCTCGGGTACGCCGTGGCGTTGATCGTTGCGCCAGCGCGCTGCTGGGGCGCCTGGGGGGGGGGTAGACGGGTTGTTCATTGCAGGGTCTCCGGGCCAGGCACGCTTATCTTGTCCGCGCTCACGGGTTTGCCTTGCAGCGCCGTTGGGGCGAGCCTGGAGATCAGCACGCTGAGCGCATTCATGGCATCCATCGAGTGGGTCTGCGCGAGGTCGAGCTCAATCACCGTGGGGCAATTGCCCTTGATGTGGTCGCTGACCCTGCTGGCGTAGTTGAAGCTGACCTGTGCCAACGCGTGGTCTGACAGGCTGGCGAAAGCACTGGCTGGCAGCGGGTTGATAGGGGATGCCTTGATGGGGATGAGTAACCGCGCCACCTTCCCGGCCAACAGGCAACGCCGCTCCTCGTCGAGATGATCGGCAGATACCTGCTGCACGTCGTGACCAGTGCGGCGCCGGAACAGAACGGCGAGAGCCATGCAGACCTCGATCAGCTTTACGTGGATCTCGTCGCGGTCGTGGATCTTGACGCCCTCCCCGACCACCTCGACCGCATCGGCAACGCTTTCAAAGCACATCATCAGCAACGCGGCGTCGGCGAACTTCTCGAAGAACTCTTCGTTGATGACAACGGCTTCTGGAGCCTGGGCGAACTCGATCACCTTGCTCATTGGGCACGCTCCAGCGCATTCACAGCACGCTCCATACGAGCCTGGGCATTGCGCAGCACTCGACGGGCCTTGGCTCGACGTTCATTGGCCGCAGCAGTGAAAAGACGAACCCCTTCCCATGCTTCGGTGTACGGCAGGAACTCACCTTCAGGGCGACCGTGGGCGCGGAAATACACCTCGTACATGGCTTTGATTTCGGCGCGGGCCTCGCGGAAGCGGTGCTCGGCTTCGATCACATCCACTGCCGCCTGGACGATCCGGTCACGCGCTTGCTGCTTGGTTGGTTTGATCGTCACAGAGAATTCTCCGGGTTGAATTTGGTGTAGAAAAACTCGCCATTCCAGGTCTGCTTCATGGGCAGCTTCCCGGCGAGGTACATGTCGTGCAGGCGGCGTGCACCCTCCTCCAGCATCACGGGCGTGTACTTGATGAACGACGGAATGCCTTCGCCGCGGATCGTGGTGGGCTTCTCTGTCAGCCAGTGCTTATCGCGCGCCTCTGCATACACCCGGTATTTCGGGGAACTGTCGGGGTCTCGTTCGGAGTTGAAGATCCACTTGATGTGGATGAGGTAGGCCATTACCTGCTGCGAATTCACACCATTGAGGCGCTTGGCGAACTGCGGAACTGTCTCCCCGGGCATGAACAGATTCTCCAGGGCTTCAATCTTCTTGGCCTGCTGCCGGTTCTCCAGCGCCAGCAGTTCGTTTTGCTCCTCGAGGTCGGCAGCCAATCGCATTGCTTCTGCGCGGGTGCGAGGCACGGGGAACGCCTGCGGCCTGAAATAATTGCTGACCAGCTGGCGCTGGACTGTCCAAGCCAGATCATCGGTTAGCGACTTGACCAGCATCAGATAGCCCTGCTCGGTCAGGACGATCAAACCGCGATTCGGCACGTCGAAACCTAAACCGCGAATTTCGCTGTTTTCAGATCGAGCGATGACGTAGTAGTCACTACCGACAATGAGCCGGTCACGGTGCTCGCGGAAATTGCGACCAGCAGTGTCATCCGGCCGCTCATGCACCTGGTCGATCATCGCCAGGGTGACTACGCGCTGGCCGCGATACTCGACGACGGGCAGCTGAGTGTTGTGGATGGTGATCAGGTTCATGCCGCACCTCCCACATCCTTCGCATCATGGAAGGCAGCTGCGTTGCGGTGGGGGTACAGGAAATTGCGCGTGTCGAAGACGACTCGCTCCATAAGGCGATCCAGCTCGCACACTACCGGGTTATCGAAGCCACCAAGCCCAGGAACGACCTTTGACCAGTAGATAGTTTTGATGGCTCGGAACGCCTCACGGGCCTCATTGAACTTAGCGATCTCTTCTGCTGAGAGAGTCACGTCATGCACAATCTCGCCGTCAACCGGCATCGGCATGAGTTCGGTTCGCACGGTCAGCATGCTGCACCTCCCGCGCCACGTTTTGCAGAGGCAGGTTTTTGTGGCGCGGCGGGCTGCTGGGCTTCAAGGTTTCGAAGGTTTTCATCCATCTTTCGCGCCCACTCCTCGGCATTGGTCGCCCACTCCTCGGCTTGTATGGCCCCGATACCGGCCAAGCGACCTGCAGTGTCAGGCTCGGGCAGCAATTTGCTCACAGCCAGGAACATGGTCTTGAAGTCGTTGAGCTTTTCCCGCAGCACCATCAGGTCGTCGTAGGCTTCATCAGCAATATTTTGAAGGGTCTTCATTGGGCACCCCCTGCGGCATTCATCAGCTGAAGCAGCTGGCCCTGCGCTTGGTCGGCCAGCATGTACATCGCTTCATGGATGGTGGATTCGCTGAGATGATCGAGTTGAGGAGCGAACCCGGCCTGCGCATCTCCCTTGAGGCTGTCGTTCTCCATAAGGATGGAGGCGAACCCCTCGATAACACGCAGACGGGCCATGACCTTCTCGCCCAGGTCGCTGGTTGTCGCGCTCATTGGGTCACCTCCGCGCCACGAACTGGAGAGGTTGCGTTTTGTGGCGCGAGGTCTTCGGCAGCGCGGACCGCAACAGCGACTGAATCGAGCATCGCTTCGCACTGCATGGTCAAAACCCTGATCCCGTAAATTTCGCAGCCGTTATCTGGCCCATCGTTTACGAGGTTTCCGAGCAGGATATTCACGCTCGACAAGATTGAGCTTGCGGCCTCAATGACGGTGTAGCAGCCGGTTCCCTGGTTGACCTGGAGCGACACTCCAGAGATCAAGAAGCCCTGGGTGCGCGCAACGATGGCGGTCATTGGGCACCGCCTTGCTCTGCGGCATGAGGGAGCGCGTCTTGATAGGCATGCTCGTGATATGCGTACAGCGTTTCTGCGCAGTGCTCTAAGGCGCTCAACAAGGCCTCTCGGTCGCGCCCATTGAGCAACTCGCCAGACTCCGCCGAGTCTTCAAGCAGTATCCTGGCGATGCCGTGAACGCCATATGCCGCACGGAAGCGGCTACGGAGATCGCTCAAGTGAGGCTTGGGTGGTTGCGCGGGTGATTGCGCGGTGGTATTTTTTGGGTGCGCCATAGCGCCGTCTCCTATTCAAAGACGTTACGAAGTAACCACTCCTCCTACAGAGTGGCGTGAGAAACCCGCTTCCTACGGCGGGTTTTTTGTTGCCCGGATAAAAGTCAGCCAGACAACAAAAACAGGGATGCCGAGGCCGTCATGAGGAGGCCTGTGCGACACTGGATGGATTCACAGCACCACCAGTGGAGCTGTGCTGAGTGGCAGTTGGGAGTATCGTTTGCGTCAGGGTAGGGAGCGCACTTGCCAGTAAGACGGTAATCTCAATGGGAGTGCCGTTCGCCGTCGCCAGATCGCAGATCCGCTGAGCGTAAATGGTCTCTCCGGTGTATTCGGTCCGGGGCAATCGCCCTGCAGAAAGCCACTTGTACACGGCGCGCGGGGACTTCTCGCAAGCTTGCGCTACCGCTACGACACCGCCTGCCGCATCAATGGCCTTCTTTAGGGATTGCATGGGGTCTCCGGCGAAAATATGAACCTTGAGTACATACTATGTCGGAACTGAAAGTACATGCAACCCCATGCAATATTGAACGGATGGTTCAGATAGAAGAATTGCGCAGCGCATTCGCTGCCAGACTCAAGCAAGCACTGGCCGCCCGAGACATTCCGTCTTGGGGCTCAGGGGCGCGCATATCCAAAATGATTGGCGTCACACCAAAGGCAGCCAGCAAGTGGCTGAATGGGGAGTCAATGCCTGGCGGCGCGAAAATGCTTGCATTAGCTAACGCGCTTAAAGTTCGGGTGGAATGGCTGGAATACGGCAAGGGTGGGATGACTGACGAAACGTCAGGCTTTGACGCTAACGTCGAGCCCGCTCCCGGTCCTGTCAGATATTACGAATACCCGGAAATAAGCTGGGTTCAGGCCGGAATGCCAATGGAAGCTGTAGAGATCTCGAACGTCGCTTCGTGCGAGGTTCATCCGTCGGACGCCTGGGCCGGACCAAATGGGTTTTGGCTCAAAGTCAAAGGCCCCTCAATGACCTCGCCAAACGGCATGTCATTCCCTGAGGGTATGGTGATCCTGGTGGCTCCAGGGTTCGACGTTGAGAGCAGCCAATTTGTGGTGGCCAAGATGATCGACACCAATGAGGCCACCTTCAAGCAGTTCATTTGGGATTCCGGTAGGGCCTTCCTTAAGCCCCTAAATCCATCGTTCCCAACTGTCGAAATGGATGGTGAGTGGGTGCTCGTAGGCCGAGTCGTTGATGCCAAGTGGCCAAGATCTGTGCTTTAGAGTAGCTGTCTAGTTCAACCAAGCCCGCAAAGCGCGGGCTTTTTTGTGCGCGCCTTAAAAATATGTACTTTTGGTTCTTGCCATAATTGAACCATTGGTACATATTACTTCCATCACTCACCGCAAGGAGCGCCACCATGAACACGACAGCAACCATCACCCTCGGCAACTGGCAAGGCCTGCTTGGCCATGGCGCAGCCCCTCGTGAGCTTGAATGCCTGCTGGCCATTGCTGGTGGCGCCTCCGGGAAAGAGGCTGCCCGCACCCTGGGCATCAGCGAAGACGGAGTGAAGAAACGCCTGATCGCCCTGGGCACAAAGTGGGGCGTAACCCGCCGCGCTGCTCTGGTTGCTGAGGCATTCAAGCGCGGCGTCATCAGCCCTGCCGTTACTGCTTTGGCGCTGATCATGGCCATCCACGGAATGATCGGCGACGACCATGCAATGCGCATCCGCCGTGGCGGTAACAGCGGCGAGCGAAAGATTGAAACCCGCATAGCAACCCGGCGCGCGGAGTGCGCCCTGGCGGTGGCGTGACGCTATCCGCCTGACCTGATCCAACCCTGATTTTTGCGAAAGCCAACAAACGCGGCGGGCCTTCGCTCGCCCTGGAGAAAGTGATGAAACACCCCTCAATCAAAACGCTGGACCTGCTGATCAACCTGACCTGCTCCTTTCTGTACCTGGCCATTTCGCTGGCCGTACTGCGCTTCATCGCACCGGCCCTGATCAGCAGCGAGTCGGACGGCCTGGTGATCATCGGTTTTGCACTGGTCGCCATCTGGCTGATCGCGTCCATCACCCTCGCCTACCACCTTTTCAACAAGCGCCGCACTTCTGCGGCAATCACCAAAGAGGAAGACCAATGAAGCGTTTACTCGCTGCTGTATCGCTGTGTGCTCTAGCCGTCCTGGGCGGGTGCTCGAAGGTTCCGGCCGGCAATGTCGGGGTCATCGTCAACCTGTACGGCTCGGAGAAAGGCGTTGAGCTCAAGGAAGTCGGTACCGGCAAGTACTGGGTCGGCATCAACGAAGAGCTGTACCTGTTCCCGACGTTCACCCAGACCGAAACCTGGACCGGCGCCGAAACCATCACGTTCCAGACCGTCGAGGGCATGAAGGTTGGCGGTGATGTGGGCATCACCTATGCCGTCGCGCCGGACAAGGTCACCACCCTGTTCCAGAAGTACCGCGCCGGCATCGACGAGATCACCAACAAATTCCTGCGCAACATGGTCCGTGACGCCTTCAACGATGTGGCCTCGAAGCTGCCGGTGGAGAGCGTGTATGGGCAAGGCAAGGCCGACCTGCTCTTGGCCGTTGAGCAACGAGTCCGCGCCCAAGTTGCGCCGATCGGCATCAACCTCGAGCGTATCTACTACGCCTCCGACCTGGCGCTGCCGCCACAGGTAACCGCCAGCCTGAACGCCAAGATCCAGGCCACCCAGATGGCTGAACAGCGCCGTAACGAAGTGGCCCAGGCCAAAGCCGAGGCTGATAAGGAGCGTGCGCGGGCACAGGGCGAGGCTGACGCCAAGTTGCTGATCGCGAAAGCTGACGCCCAGGCCATCGAGGTCCGTGCCCAAGCTCTGCGCGCCAACCCCGACGTAGTGACCCTGAATGCGGTGGAGAAGTGGGACGGCAAGCTGCCTACCTACACCGGTGGCCAGGCCCCGCTGCCCTTTATCGGCATCAAGTAATCGTTCCGGGCGGCGACCTGTCGCCCGACTCCCAAGGCCCGAGGATTTCACCATGAAGCAAGCACCACTGGTCCAGACCAAGAATCTGAACCTGACCTTCAACTTCTTCGCCCCGGAAGCTCCGCTGGCCCAGGCCACTCAGCTCGCCACTGGGTTCGCTGATCTGATGCCAGAGGCGAAGCCCACCCCGCCAGCCATCGGCGAAACCTGGGCCGGCCAGGGCGGCATCTACGGCGGTATTCGTCAGTACCACGACGGCCTGCGCCACATCATCTTCGCCGCTCAGGACGTGGGCAAGTACGCCTTTGGCGATTCCGGAACCGAAATCGAAGGCACCAACCAGGTCGACGGTCGCGCCAACACCGCCTTCCTGATCGCCCGTGAAGGCAAGCACCCAGCAGCCATCGCGGCATCTGGCTACAGCGCAGACGGGCACAACGACTTCTACCTGCCAGCCTCTGGCGAGCTACATCACGGCTATCTGTACCTGCCTCAGGCTTTCGAGAAGGCCTGGTATGTGTCGAGTTCGCAGCGCTCCGCCTACAACGCCTACAACATGGACTTTGAGGATGGCTGGTTCAACCTCTGCCTCAAGAACTACGAGTGTTTCGTCCGCCCCGTCCGCAGCCTTCCTATTCAGTAATCCATTCCTTCATTCCTTCCACTGGGGCGTCGGCCCCGGTGCCATACCAGTCACAGGGAGTCAGATCATGCTCATGCTCAGTCGAAACATCGGCAAGGCCATCATCATCGGCGGCAATATTCGGGTCTCCGTGACCCATGTAGACGGCTGCCAAGTCCGCCTGGGGATCGAGGCGCCGCGCGGCGTAATCGTTGACCGCGAAGAGATCCACGCCCGCCGCGTGGCTGAAGGTACCGTCGAGGAAGCGCCAGCGTTCAGCATCGACGAGCACGTCCGCATGGTTGCCGATGCGCGCCGGTACCGCTTCCTGCGCGACCGCGAGCGCATCGAAGATCCTGACGAAGACCTGCTGGTAGTGCGCGGCGATAACTGGCTCTCCGGCGAAGAGCTGGATCAGGAGATCGACACCGCCCTGCGCCTGGAGGCCTTGCAGCAGCAGGTGGTGCCGGAGCAGCAGGTGGTGCAGGAGCAGCAGGTGGTGCAGGAGCAGCAGCCATGACCAAGCTCAAGCCTGCCCGCAACGAGTTCGAAGACCTGGGCGAGCGCCTGGTGCGTTTTGGCAAGGCGCTGCAGGACAGCACCACCAGCGTGGGACGGCTCAACCAGCTGGCCAAGGAGTGCGGCATCACCCTGCGCCTGCGTGCCGTAGCCGAGGGGGAGGGCGCCATCCATGGGTAGCCTCGCTGAAATGGCGGCGGAGCATGCTCGCCGGGCTGGAAAGCGCATTCGTCCCGTTTGGAGCGATGAGGCGACCAGTCTGCTGATCAAGCACTACGCGCTTACCCCAATGAATGAGTTGGCCAAGTTGCTCGGGAAGACACCTGAGCAAATCAAGAATAAGGCGAATCTGCTGAAGTTGCGAAGAGACCCATCGTTTCAGCACGTCACTCGCTTTCAGGCGATACCTCGCGGGGTCACGGCGCATAACTGGATTGAGCCAGGCGAGCGTCGAGATGACGGGCGCTATATCAGAGTGAAGCTACCCGATGGCAGCTGGGTGCTCGAGCACCGCTGGGTCTGGGAGCAAGCCAATGGCCCGATCCCCGACGACTGCGTGATAGTCGCCAGGGACGGCAACATTAAAAACACCGACCTGGACAACCTTATGTTGGTCACAAAGGACATGCAATGCCGCTTCAACCAGGTGCGCAAGTACCCGGCTGACTTGCAGGAAGTGATCCTCGCCCAACACGAACTCAAACGAGCGATACGGAAGAAGACCGATGAAAAATAAGCTCAGCGACCTGCGTGACCATCTTTTCGCCCAGCTCGAGGCGGTCCGCGAAGCCAGTGACGAAAACCTGCAGAAGGAAGTTCAGCGCGCCCAGTCCGTTTCGGATATCGGTCGCGTGCTGATCGACAGCGCCAAGGTCGAGATCGAGTACTTCCGCCACATCGGCGGGGAGAACAGTTCGAGTTCGTTCATTGAGTCGAAGCCTGCGCTGCCGCCAGCAAAACGAACCTGACGTGACAGATCTGCGTGACAACCAAAACCTGACGCGTCAGGAGGAATAGCGATGGCAGCAGCAGAGAATCTGCCCGAGGACCATGTGCACGACAAGGTCACCGAAAAACGGATGGGCGAGTTGGTGGGGTGCACAGCGAAGGCGCTTCAGCGAAAGCGCGAGAAAGGCATCATCCCCAACTGGGTGTGGATGAAGATCAACGGCAGGATCATGTACAGCAAAAGGAGATATGACGAATGGATCGAAATCCTATGGACCTGCCGGCCGGAGTCGAGCTTGTCGGGCGCTCAATCCGAATTCGCTTCACCTGGAACAAGAAGCGGTGCTGCGAGACGCTCCCCTTCCCTCAAACCGCGAAAGGGATCGCAGCAGCAGCGGCTCTACGTGCTCAAGTAAAGGGCCTGGACAGGCTCGGCGCTCTGACGGCAGAGAAGTACGCCGAGCTGTTTCCCAATACGCGCAGCGTGGTGGTGCAGGAGCAAACTACCCCGATCTTCTTTGATTACGCGCAGGACTGGCTCAACAGCTTGCAAATCGTGGAGGGTACTCGGAAGAACTATCGCTCTGCCCTGCAGGTGTATTGGGTTCCGTACCTGGCCGAGAAGCCGATCGATACCATCACGTCAGTGCTCCTGCGCAAGATAATGAACGACATCAAGTGGACTTCCCCGGTACGCCGCAAGGGCGTGGTCGGCCTGCTGGTGTCGATCTTCCAGCAGGCAGTGACAGACGAGTTGATCGTTCGAAACCCGGCCCTGTCTATCCCGGGCGCCAAAGTGCCGAAGCGTGAGGTCGACCCTTTCACCAAAGAGGAAGCGGATTCGATCATTGCCCATCTGTACGAAACGACGAGCGGTTTGACGGCGATTTACGCGGCGTATTTCGAATTCTGTTTCTACACCGGTATGCGGCCTGGCGAGGTGATGGCTCTGCGCTGGAGCGAGATCGACAGGCGTGGAAAGACTGCCAACGTGTGCCGCATTCAGATCCGTGGAGTGATCCAGGATCGCACCAAAACGAAGCGCGGACGGAAAGTTTTATTGAACGATCGCGCCCTGCATGCGCTCGAAAAAGCCAGGCCGCTCACCGAGGCGCGTTCAGATTACGTGTTCGCACCCAGTGGGACGGGTGACCGCTCGGAGATGTACATACGCTCCGAGACGAGTCAAAAACGTTACTGGCTGGCAGCTCTGCGGAAGCTTGGTATCAGGCGCCGCAGGATGTACGACACGCGCCACACATACGCGACCATGTGCCTGATGGCCGGCATGAACCCGGCATTCATCGCCGCGCAACTCGGGCATAGCGTACAGGTGCTGCTTTCGACATACGCGAAGTGGATCAACTCGCCGAATGACTGGGCTGAGCTTGATAAGCTGAAATCGCTGGAAAGTGGTACAAAAATGGTACGAGCTAAAAGCCAGTAACGCCAAGAGTGCCGAAACTCAAAGGGTTTACGTTACATGTGCGGATTAGCAGGAGAGTTACGTTTCACCCCCATCGGCCAAGCGCCACGCCCAGCCGACCTGGCGGCGGTAGAGCGCATTACCCATCACCTGGCGCCACGCGGCCCGGATGCCTGGGGCTTCCATAGCCAGGGCCCCATAGCCTTCGGCCACCGCCGCCTGAAAATCATGGACCTGTCCGACGGCTCGGCGCAGCCCATGGTCGACAACACCCTGGGCCTGTCCCTGGCGTTCAACGGTGCCATCTACAATTTCCCCGAGTTGCGCCAGGAGCTGCAGGCCCTGGGCTACCAGTTCTGGTCGGACGGCGACACCGAAGTGCTGCTCAAGGGCTACCACGCCTGGGGTGCGGCGCTACTGCCGAAACTCAACGGCATGTTCGCCCTGGCCATCTGGGAACGCGATAACCAACGCCTGTTCCTGGCCCGCGACCGCCTGGGCGTCAAGCCGCTGTACCTGTCACGCAACGGCGAGCGGCTGCGTTTTGCCTCGACCCTGCCAGCGCTGCTCAAGGGCGGCGACATCGACCCGATGCTCGACCCGGTGGCGCTCAACCACTACCTCAACTTCCATGCCGTAGTGCCGGCACCGCGCACCTTGCTGGCGAACGTGCAAAAGCTGGAACCCGGCACCTGGATGCGTATCGACCGCCACGGCGAAATCGAGCGCCAGACCTGGTGGCAACTGCAATACGGGCCCAACGCCGATGAGCGTGAGCTGGACCTGGAAGGCTGGACCACCCGCGTACTGGACGCGACCCGCGAAGCCGTGGCCATCCGCCAGCGTGCCGCCGTGGACGTGGGCGTGCTGCTGTCCGGCGGTGTCGACTCCAGCCTGCTGGTCGGCCTGCTGCGCGAAGTCGGTGTGGACGACCTGTCGACCTTCTCCATCGGCTTTGAAGATGCCGGCGGCGAGCGCGGCGACGAATTCCAGTACTCTGACCTGATCGCCCGGCACTACGGCACGCGCCACCACCAGTTGCGCATTGCCGAGCACGAAATCATCGACCAGCTGCCTGCCGCCTTCCGCGCCATGAGCGAGCCGATGGTCAGCCACGACTGCATCGCCTTCTACCTGCTGTCGCGGGAAGTGGCCAAGCATTGCAAGGGCGTGCAAAGCGGCCAGGGCGCCGACGAACTGTTCGCCGGCTACCACTGGTACCCGCAGGTGGACGGCGCCGACGATGCCTACGCGGCATACCGCAACGCCTTCTTCGACCGCAGCCACGACGAGTACCGCGATACTGTGCAGGCGCCATGGTTGCTGGATACCGATGCCGCTGGCGATTTCGTGCGCGAGCATTTCGCCCGCCCCGGCGCGCCGCAGGCGGTGGACAAGGCCTTGCGCCTGGACAGCACCGTGATGCTGGTCGACGACCCCGTCAAACGGGTCGACAACATGACCATGGCCTGGGGCCTGGAGGCACGCACCCCGTTCCTCGACTACCGCCTGGTAGAGCTGTCGGCACGCATTCCGGCGCGCTTCAAGCTGCCAGACGGCGGTAAGCAGGTGCTCAAGCAAGCCGCACGGCGGGTGATCCCGCATGAAGTGATCGACCGCAAGAAGGGCTACTTCCCGGTACCGGGCCTGAAGCACCTGGAAGGCGCCACGCTGGGTTGGGTACGCGAACTGCTGACCGACCCCAGCCAGGACCGTGGGCTGTTCAACCCAGCCATGCTCGACCGACTGCTTAGCAACCCGCACGGCCAATTGACGCCACTGCGCGGTTCCAAGCTGTGGCAACTGGCAGCATTGAACCTGTGGCTGAGCGAACAAGGACTCTGACCGATGAAACCCCACGAAATCGCCTACGGTCAGCGCCTGCTGCGTGGCCAGGCGCCGTCCTACGAGCGCCTGCAGGCGCGCCTGGCCGGCGACGGCAGCCAGCCCCACCAACAGCCGCGTGCCGTGCACTGCGGCTGGGGCCGGCTGCTGATTGGCCACACCTATGCCGAGCCGGCCGACCTGGCCGACGACCTGTTGGGCGAGTGCCCAGGCGAACGCGATATCGCGCTGTATGTGGCAGCACCGCAGCAGGTGCTGGCGCAGGCGCCGCAACAGTTGTTCCTCGACCCATCCGACACCCTGCGCCTGTGGTTCACCGATTACCGCCCAGCCCAGCGGGTATTTCGCGGCTTTCGCGTGCGGCGGGCGCAGAACCCGGCTGACTGGCAGGCCATCAACACCTTGTATCAGGTGCGCGGCATGCTGCCGGTCGATGCCGACTTGCTTACCCCTCGGCACCTGGGCGGCCCGGTCTACTGGCTGGCTGAAGACGAAGACAGCGGCGCGGTGATCGGCAGCGTCATGGGCCTGAACCATGCCAAGGCTTTCGATGACCCCGAGAACGGCAGCAGCCTGTGGTGCCTGGCAGTCGACCCGCACTGCACCCGCCCCGGCGTGGGTGAAGTGCTGGTGCGCCACCTCATCGAGCACTTCATGAGCCGTGGCCTGGCCTACCTCGACCTTTCGGTGCTGCACGACAACCGCCAGGCCAAGCGCCTGTACCAGAAGCTTGGCTTTCGCAACCTGCCCACCTTCGCCGTCAAGCGCAAGAACGGCATCAACGAGCAACTGTTCCTCGGCCCCGGCCCACAGGCCGACCTCAACCCCTATGCACGCATCATCGTCGACGAGGCATTGCGCCGCGGCATCGAGGTACAGGTGGATGACGCCGCCGGCGGGCTGTTCACCCTGAGCCTGGGCGGCCGGCGCATCCGCTGCCGAGAGTCGCTCAGCGACCTGACCAGCGCCGTGACCATGACCCTGTGCCAGGACAAGCGCCTGACCCAGCATGCCCTGCGCACTGCCGGGCTGCAGGTGCCGGCGCAACAATTGGCCGGTAATGCCGACGATAACCTGGCCTTTCTCGACCAGCATGGCGCGGTGGTGGTCAAGCCCGTTGACGGCGAACAAGGCCAGGGCGTAGCGGTAAACCTGACCTGCATCGACGACGTGACCCAGGCGGTCGGCCATGCCCGCCAGTTCGATAGCCGGGTGTTGCTGGAAAGCTTCCATGCTGGCCTCGACCTGCGCATCGTGGTGATCGGCTATGAAGTGGTGGCGGCCGCCGTTCGCCACCCGGCCCAGGTGCTGGGTGACGGCAAGCACAGTGTGCGCCAGTTGATCGAGGCCCAAAGCCGTCGTCGCCAGGCCGCTACGGCGGGTGAAAGCCGTATCCCGCTGGATGAAGAAACCGAACGTACCCTGCGCGCTGCTGGCGTGGGTTACGACGACGTACTGCCCCCCGGCCAGCGCCTGGCCGTGCGGCGCACCGCCAACCTGCACACCGGCGGCACCCTGGAAGACGTTACCGCCCGCCTGCACCCGGTGCTGGCCGACGCCGCCGTGCGCGCTGCCCGGGCGCTGGAAATACCGGTGGTCGGGCTGGACTTCATGGTGCGTGATGCCGAACAGCCCGAGTACGTGATCATCGAAGCCAACGAGCGCGCCGGCTTGGCAAACCACGAACCGCAGCCAACGGCCGAGCGTTTCATCGACCTGCTGTTCCCGCATAGCCGGCCTTTGGCGTAAACCAGTGCCGGGCTCTTCGCGGGTTCACTCGCGAAAAGGCCGGCACAGGAGCAAGGAGTATTCAACCATGTCCGAGCGACATCCCGAACCCGATCTCGAATACCTCAAGCGCGTGCTGCTGGAGATGCTGGCCATCCCCAGCCCGACCGGGTTTACCGACACCATCGTGCGCTACGTGGCCGAACGCCTGGACGAACTGGGCATCCCCTTCGAGCTGACCCGTCGCGGCACCATTCGCGCGACCTTGAAGGGCCGGCAAACCTCGCCCGACCGCGCCGTATCCGCGCACCTCGATACCATCGGCGCCAGCGTGCGCCAACTGCAGGACAACGGCCGGCTGGCCCTGGCGCCGGTTGGCTGCTGGTCCAGCCGCTTCGCCGAGGGCAGCAGGGTCAGCGTGTTCACCGACACCGGCGTGTTCCGCGGCAGCGTACTGCCGCTGATGGCCAGTGGGCACGCCTTCAACACCGCCATCGACCAGATGCCGGTCAGCTGGGAACACGTGGAAGTCCGCCTGGACGCCTATTGCGCCACCCGCGCCGATTGCGAGGCGCTGGGGGTGAGCATTGGTGACTTCGTGGCCTTCGACCCACTGCCCGAGTTCACAGACAGCGGCCACATCAGCGCCCGTCACCTGGATGACAAGGCCGGTGTCGCGGCGCTGCTCACCGCGCTCAAGGCAGTGGTGGAGAGCGGCCAGCAACCGCTGATCGACTGCCACCCGCTGTTCACCATTACCGAGGAAACCGGCTCGGGCGCAGCGGGTGCCCTGCCTTGGGACGTCAGCGAGTTCGTCGGTATCGACATTGCGCCGGTGGCGCCCGGGCAAGCCTCCAGCGAGCACGCCGTGAGCGTGGCCATGCAGGACTCGTCGGGGCCCTATGATTACCACCTGTCGCGGCACTTGCTGAAACTGGCCGGCGACCGCGACCTGCCGGTACGCCGCGATCTGTTCCGCTACTACTTCAGTGATGCCCATTCGGCGGTAACGGCCGGACACGACATTCGCACCGCGCTGGTGGCGTTCGGCTGCGATGCCACCCACGGCTATGAGCGGACGCACATCGACAGCCTGGCGGCCCTGAGCCAGTTGTTGTCGGCGTACCTGCTCAGCCCGCCGGTGTTTGCCAGCGATTCACAGCCGGCCAATGCCTCGCTGGAGCGCTTCAGCCACCAGCTGGAACACGATGCGCAGATGGAGAGCGACACGCGCGTGCCGGCAGTCGATAGCCTGGTCGGTAACAAGGGCTGAGGCCCTGGGGCCGCTTTGCGGCCCATCGTCGGCAAGCCAACTCCCACGGGGATCGCATCAGGGCAGACAGGTGTTTGCCACAAGGTATGCAGCGCCTGTTAGAGCGAGCGCCGCCCGCGCGGCGCATCGCG